CTGGTATTGTGAGGAAGATGATGTCCAGTATCACACTGGATTAGCATCACTAATGACTAACTTTTACTGTCATTATTTACCGTTAATAAAAGTATATAGAATCACGGAATTGCACCGCACTCTAGCTTATGAATGAAACAGTTTACTTTGGTTGATTAATCAAATTATTCAGTTTTAACTCGTAGGTTTTCCTGTAATGGCATTAAAGATTCATCTAATTTAACAAATAGAGGAACTTTAAAGTTAAGAGCAGAAGTTATGTAACCTTTCTTAGGTCGTTCGGGTTTAGTTGTGTCTATCAGAGTGCTTAACTCCATTATCTGTTGAGTAGCGATCTGTGATCGATATGAAACAGTAGATGGGAAGAAATAACCTCCTCTGGCCATGAAGTCTAATGTGTTAAATATTCGTTTAACTATTCGACTCTCTGTCCCAGTAAGTCGGTTACAAGCACGATTTGTTGAAACTCTCTGAGGATCTTCAAAGTCACAGACTTTGATTATCTCTTTAAGATTCGACATACCTTTTGATTCATCCAACATTCTTTGTGTTGTTTTCATTTTACTGAAAATAGCATAAATAAGTGGGAATGTATCAATATCTGGTAGGAACAACGCTATTTCACTTGATGAACCGTCAAGCTCTGGATTATTAATGGATGTATCTATTTCCCATGCAGAATTTCTAGGAATTACTCCTAAAGTACTGAATATGGAACTAGTATATCCCATTAATCGATTCGTATTGTCACTTAAGATTCCATCCACAGATTGTCTAATAACCTCAAGGATGAATTTATTAAATTCTTCCCCTTCAGGTAATTTCCAATCTTGCGCTTTAATTCTTACATTTAAATAATCTCTTAATAAAGATTTGTTATCTGTATGAGCATAAGCATGGAAGGCATGAAGTCCTTCAACTCTATTAAGAAGGTTATTAAGAAACTTACGATTGTAATTAATTACTTTCGTAGTTGCTTCTTTACCTTTTCCAATAGTGATTGAATAACTTCTTGTCACATCTTTAAGGAATAATATTACAAGGTTCGGGATCGTTTGAGCAATGGTTGCATGATAGGATTTTTCATATAATGTCATAATATTTCTATATATGGTAATATAAGAATTTAAGTTCTCCATAAAACCCTTGATCGGAATTCCTGTTACTTCAATTCCATTTCTAAACCATCTCTTTGCAAACTCATAAGAGTGTATAGATGTATGAGATTTCATCTCTGAAAAATCTGCACCAATACCCTTTATGATAGTTTTGTAAAGATCGGAAACTCTATCGTTATAGATTACAACATCATCTCCTAATAATATATACTCTTGAAAAGGTAGGATCTCTCCTGCCAATTTAGCAGCATATTGAATTACTAAGTGATGTGTTAAAGTGAATACTGCCCAACTACTATACGCCCCCATTGGTTGACCAATTTCATAATGAAGTTTGTCTCCCGAAGGTAAGGTGAATGGTAACCAAGTTAATATTCCTCTCCATGCGATAGCTTTCCCACTATCTGTTAGAGCCTCAACAACTTTCTGTTGAATGTTGATTGGGAATCTATCAGTAGCATTAGATAGATCTAATGAATGAAATTTCTCAGAAGGTCTCTTGTTAGTAATTATTGGATCTTGAGTAAAGGTTCTATCTTGAGGAAGAGTTTTCAAAATCATAAAAATATGATTATGGAATCCTCTTAAAGCCTCTTGAGAAAACCAATCGAAGATCGCAATAATTCTAGCTTTGGCTTCTGGATCTCGTACTATAGAAATCTTTCTAAGACCTTTAAATTCTTTGAATTTAAGTCTTTTAAAGATTTTATGTAGGAATTCAGCATTTCGGTGTTTACGGATATCATTTATAAAATTATATAAATCGATACCACCAAATACTCCAATGTTGTTAACGAGCCAATCTGGAAGCAAGAAGGCTGTTCTCCAAGCTGTAAGTGTTGCTAAACCTTGAGGACCTGATTTAGTAGAAAGATGACAATCTCTTCTATCCCACTGCCCTTCAAATTTCGGAATCTTAAACATTTTAAAGAATTCTGGGATAAAACCCATTAATCCTTTAACAATATTTGGATTTTGAACTTGTGGAGCAGTAAGGACTAAATAATCTGGTTCGTTTTTATCATACCAGATTGCTCTACTCACTCCTAAGAGTGTTAGTGCAAATCTGATTTGATGAACATTCCCTGAATCAATATACGTTTTAAGAAACGATATTCTTCTAGGGAATCCAGATTTATTTATAGAGATTCTTTCTGAAATTAATCTTAAAGGTTCACCAGCCATGTATTTTGTTACCAACAATCTAAAAGCTTTAAGCTGTTTGATTGTGTAATAAACTCCATGACTGGCAACTAAATTTGTAATTAATTTTATGAATTTATTTGCTGATACATTTGCACCTGGAACTGAGTTAAACCAATAACTGATTAACCAACTAAGTAAATTACTTATGTTTGTTATAAAGTTTGCTTTCATTATCTTATTTAATGTTTGGTTTTAGTATGGATTTTAAGTTACTAGGACCCTTTCGGGTGGTTTTATAAGACTTAGGTTCGCTGAAATTTCTTCCATGTATCCACCATACGAGCGGTATACTGGTGCT